ATCTGGGCGTGTTTTGAGCGGCAAATCCAAATCGGGGTCTGTCACGAAGAATGACGCCTCTGCAATAAGATCAGAATGCGTCAGCAGATGATGCGCAACGTTGTGCTGCAATACGGACTGCGCCATATCAATGCTTTGCTTGTATTCGGCTTCCGGCAAAAGCACAGCGCCAGCTTTGTCAGCGTCTTCTTTTGCTTGCTTCCACTCCTTGCCGCGTCTTGTCTCCGGCCCGCATCTGACTAGGTTTTTTTCTGGTTCAAGCAAATGCGCATGGACTGCCGTGCCAAGATCAAATGCGACGCTTTCTTTGCGCTCCTGACCTTTCCAATGCGCCAGCGATTTGCTGCTTACAGTTTTTACGTCCGACGATGATATTGCCGGATCTAAATGATATGCCTCGTTAGGCATGTCCTTGCGCATAACCATTATTCCACCATACCTCGCTGACGTTCGTCCAAGATGACTTGCAGTAATTTGTTTGAAACCTCTTTTCCTAAGCTGCAATCAATTTGATGCAAAAACTTCTCAAGTCTTTCTTCATACTGAATTATGGTGTCTTGCTGGTAAACTCTGCTACCAAAGATTTCGCGCTTCCTTTTATGAAACAGCTCTATCGTCACCTTTCCGACGTTAGGTGCTTCTTTTAACTGTTGGTCGGTTATAGAAAATAGCGTCGCCGCAAATGGCTTCTTCCATTCCACATAATTTAGCAGAGAATTTTTTAGCCTTATCCTAACACCGTTTTCGCTACGACTGCCGGTAAAGTTGTCTAAAAACTTATCCAAGTCTTCATCTAACTCGCCCATCTTAAATATTTCTTCCGGAAATCCATGCCGCATCGCCCTGCGCTGCAATCTTTCCAGAACAATATCGCTTAAAAAATCTGACATTACGCCCTTCCCCTTCCATATAATGCAATCAGCAACGCCTCGGCGCGATGCTCATGCTTTTTTAATTTTAATTCCGACGCCCGATCAGGAAACCATTGCTGCGCCAGACGTCTTGCTGCGTCTTTATCCTTTGGCAAATTCAGCGCACGCTTCCAGTTGACTGGGCCTACCAACGTAAACCTTGAGCGAGAAAGCGCAACAGTAGATGTGATCTGGCCAAACGCATAACCAAGCTTGAACGTGCTGGACACGCCCTGCTTTGGCATTGCCTGTTGCCGCTCAATCCATATGTGATCGACAGCATCACAGCTCATTATAATATCGTTTAGCGCCACGACGTCTACGCCGCCCTCGCTATACACCGGCAAGTCATGCACCTCAGACCATGTGTCTGTGATAAGCGCTACGCCGCCAGTACGATATCCGCAGTCTATACCAATGGTCACTGGGTCGCTCATGGTTGAGTCCTTATTCAGTTAAAGGTTGCTCAACCACAATATCGTGCTTCGCAAGGAAGTCACGCAGCGCCATCTCCACTGTTGCCGCCTTTGTCATGCGCGTCTTGTCCTTATACAAGTCCAATCCCGCAATCACCTCTGGCCGCACGCGTACCAATAACTGTTGAAGCTCCATTTTCATTCTCCTTCTGTAGCTCAATTGCAACAGCTACAGACAAACATATATCGTGTCAATAGCACTAAGATATAAATTAATTGTTGACAGATATCTTTTAGATAAATTATAGTCAGATTACGGACAAGCAATGACCAATAAATCTTAACAGGAGAAGCCATAATGAACCTTACGCATACACATGAGTTTTTAATCACGCACATCACAGATAGCGGCACAGGCTTTGGTGTGCGCACCGACAACGGCGAGAGCGTACATATTTCGCCGCGCTTATTGCAGCAGGCGCACGCAAACCTCGACGACATCTGTATTGGCATTATCGTGCAGAACGCGGTCGAGGATCAGCGCGAGCGCACGCCGTGGGTCGCCGCATATGTGCAGGAGCGACGCGCAGCGCGTGACGTGCTGGGCTTGGCGACTGACGTGCCAGCAGAGGCCGTACAGGCTCCCATCGAGGAGCCTAAGCAGGTAGACTGGGCTGCCGTCCAGCGCAAGATCATTGCGATGCTCCAGAGCGCCGACGTTACATACTGCGAGACGGCAGACATCGCTGACGTCGTTGGCGTTGAGCCGCGCAAGCTATCACAGCATCTCGAAAACATGCACTCACGCGGCGAGATATGCCGAGCGCATGTAAACCAACGCGCGAACCAGCAGCGCGCAACCTTAGTGCTGTGGAGCATCAACGCGGATGTGTACAAATGATCTGCGCGACTTGCGACGGAACCGGCTTCATCGAGTTGCCGCGTTTCGTCGATACGCCGGACAGCGACGCGTGGACAACGGTGCGCTGCCCAGAATGCCAAGACGAAGACGACTTCGACTGGCGCAACGAGGAGGAGGAAGAGTGATGACTAAGTGGACGCAAGACATCATCATCGCCGCAGCGATTGCCGCGTCGGTGCTGGGCTGGATCGGCGCTGTAAGCATGGGGTGGATATGATGGATACCATCGCAGTGTGGTTTAGCTCAGGGGCAGCAAGTGCTGTGGCTGCGTATAAGACGCTAAACAAGTATGGCATGATCGCTGATGTGCGGATCGTCAACAATCCGGTTGCTGAGGAAGACGAAGATAATCTGCGTTTCCTGCGTGACGTTGAAAAGTGGCTTGGCGTTGAAATAGAGTTTGCGGAAAACCCAGCATATCCAAGCCACTCAGCGGTAGACGTGTGGGCTAAGCGTAAATTTATGTCTGGCGTTGCTGGCGCGCCATGCACCGTTGAGCTGAAGAAGCGCGCCCGCCAAATATGGGAAGAGGAAAACAATCCAGATTGGCATGTGCTTGGCTTTACGCTGGAAGAACAGCAGCGCCATGATAGGTTTGTGCTGACTGAGCGCGACAATGTTATTCCCGTTTTGATTGATGAAAAAATGAGCAAAGCTGACTGCTATATGTTTCTGGCAGAGCATGGCATAAAGCCTCCGCGAATTTACAGTTTAGGCTATCCAAACGCCAACTGCATAGGCTGCGTTAAGGCAACTTCCCCAACTTATTGGAACCATGTGCGTGAAATGCACCCCGACGTGTTTGATAAGCGGGCAGAACAATCACGCGATCTTGGTGCAAGGCTGGTGCGGGTTAATAATGAGCGCATCTTTCTGGACGAATTGTCGCCAGAAGCAAAAGGCCGCCCAATGAAAAACTTGGACTTTGAATGCGGCATATTCTGCGAGGAAATAAAATGACCCTAGCTGAACCCGTCTTCATGGCATTCGCCGTCTTTTCATCCGTAGACGAGTGCAAGGCGTTTGCGAAATATTACGACTTAGCGCGGATCTTTGAACCGCAATGCGTCGAGATGGGCGGCGAGGCAGACTACCGCCGCCCGTTTCCCGACGTCAGACCACAGCCACGGCCAACACAGGAGAACGAAAATGGCTAAATGGGATCTATCAAAGCTGGAAAACAGCGCCAGCGTGGGCGCGCATATCGACGAGGATAGCAGCACGCCGACGCAGCCAACGCCGCTGATGCTGGTCATGTCGATCCGGCGCAAGGCAGACATTATGCGGATGGACGCGGGGCGTGGCCCTGAGCGCCGCACAATGAAGCAGCGCGCCGAAGAAATCATGGCGCTCTGCGAGATGCTGGAGAAGCGGCTGTGACGGAAAGCCTAACACCGCTGGAACGCTGGAAGGAGCTGGCGATCATCGAGAATGCGCGCATGAAGCGCAGGCTCATTGGCCGCGATGATATGCACGCATATGCACATAAGCCGTGGCCTCTGGAGAAGCTGCGCAAGGAGATCAAGCGCTGCCTGAGCAGGCATAGCGAGCTGTCTGTGGGCGACTTGTGCAGCATGATCGAGCAGGACGCCGTGCATATCGACATTGGCCTCAAGACCATGCGTGAGCGCCGCACAATCGTGAAGACGTCGTTCATCGAGGGCCAGCAACTGTACCGGCTGCGCACGCAGGAAGAGTTTGCGTTCTAATGTTAATCAAGCTCACAGATAAGGATATGGCTGATTGCCGCCAAAGCGCTAATTTGCGCTCAACACTTGCGCGGGTTGGTGGCATAGTAAATCAGCAGCGCGATACGCGCAGTGGCGTTGATCTGGATTTCCTTGGCATACGCTCAGAGGTTGCTGTCGCCAAGCTTTATGACGTTTCATATAACCCCAACACGCTGGGCGTGGATGACGGCGTTGATCTATGGCTCGGCGAAATAAGCATAGACGTTAAGTCTACGTTCTACCCGACAGGCCAGCTTCTGTTTAAATCGCTTGAAGCGTTTAAGTCACGCGCTGCCGTGCTTGTAACAAAGACAGATGACGAAAATGTGATGGATGTTGCTGGCTGTATATCACGTAAGGCATTTGTCGAAAAAGCAATGCAAACTGATTTGGGTAAGGGGAAATGCTTTGTTATGCCGCAAGATCAGCTATGGGGCGTTGAGGAGCTTTGGCGGTCATATAAGTGCGAGCAGCTTTGCCCGTAGTAACATTATGATATTTATAGTATATTCCGGCTGTGGCCAACAGCATCAACGTCGGACGTGCAGGCGAGTTTCTCGTTGCCGCCGAACTTGAGCAGCGCGGGATACGCTGCCATCGGGTAGACATGCAGGACGATGACCTATGGGTTAAGTCGGCCAGCGGAGAGCTTTTGACCATGCAGGTCAAGGCGACCCTTGAACGGCGTGCTGATCGTGGCCGCCCATTGTACTACTCGTTTACACGCGCCAATGGCGATGCGCAAATATTTGCGTATGTGGCTCTGGATATACGATTGTTTATACTGCGTGGCCCACCAACCGGCAAAACGGTACGCATAAAGCCCGCCGATTTTACGCGGCAGGCTATGGATGCCAGCATTGAGGCGATGCTAGGTTAGACCATCAACTCGAAATGCGGGGCGTCGATAAACGTGCGTCTGCCCTGCCCGCGACGCGTGTCGATGTAGTCGTTCATCGCGTCCTCCATCGTGCCATCCCACTGTGCTATATTTGGCACAGTCCACGCGGCACCCCACCTGATTGGCACATCCACCTCGCGCGCAGCTTCTGCCATTGCGTCTGCGATGTCGTCATACAGATTAAGCTCCCACGATCCACGCGGGCCGACATAGGCCATGAGATCGACGGCCAACCCGTCTATGTGCTTCGACTTCATCGTCTGCGACGCGCCGCTTTTCACAAGCTCGCGCTGCTCTTCGATGGTGCGTAGGCCGCATATGACGCCGAAGTCGATCTTGGTTCTGTGGATTGCGCTGTTGACGACAGACGCCATGCGCTCGTCCACGCCTGACAGCTTATCGCGGCTGCGTGCTGATAATTTAAACGTCATTTCTTCAAGCCTTTCATTGTGCGGATGCCGAAGCTGGCGGCGATGGACGCATACATGCCCCACTGCACCCAGAGCGGCGTTGTCTCAAGATTGGCAAAACCCTCTGCCATTACGTCTTGCATGGATGGCACAAAATTCATGCACAATATTGCCACGAAAACAATTGTCCAAAGCTCATCCTTCCAGCTATCTTTGCTGGCCTCAATGGCTGACTGCTCCCAATCCATCTCGCCGGTAGCCTGCTTCAGCTTGATCTCAGCATTCGCCTTTTGGATTGCCGTCTTGCCGTCGAGGTAGCTTGTCGCCAGACCGCCGACTGCGCCTATAATCTGGCCAATCATTTCTCAGACCCCAGCCACACGGCAAAAGCACCTGTCATGGCACCTGTCACAGTTGCCGTGAGCGCAGTGGCTTGCGATGTCATGTCAGCTGCTGACAAGTTCATAAACCACTCAATCACGCGTATATACATAATCGTCATTACCAGCATCATAAGACGCGGCATGATCTTATATTCCAAAAGCTTTTCCATCTTACACCTCTATATTGATGTTTGTGCCTTGCGGCCTGTCAGCAGTGGTCTTGGTGCCGAACCTATCATAAGCCTTGCCTAAGTCCAACTTCTGCTCCCTGAGCGCGTCCAGATGCGCGTGGTTGGCCCTATGCTCTTTGGCTACCCTCTGCTCAGCCAGATGCGTTTCTATGCGCTCACGCGATTGCGTTTGCTGGTGTATGTCCGACTGCACGTTAAACGGTGCCGATCCTATGCCTGACATGCCGTCTGCCATCAGCGCCGCACCGCAATCCAGACAAACCCAAACAGCGCGCCCACGCAGATCAGGAACAAGAACAAGCCAGCCGCCCACGCGATGATCGTGTCCTTGCGCTCGATGCGTTTATACATCGCGTCCTTCTGCTTCTGCCGGATCTCGTTTTCCATTTTAATCAGCTCTTGCCACGCAGACGGGCCAAGCGTTTCCGAGATCATCTTGCGCAGCTCGTCGCGCATATTCTCGCGCTGCTTCTTCTGCACAAACAGATCCATCGCCTGCTGCTCGACACTGCCAAAACTCTGATACCATTTTGGGTTTTCTACGCGCTTCGCTGCAAAGTCAAAGTCGCTGATCGCCTTAGACCAGCGCCCCAGATCGCCTGCCATGCCCTCCAGATCCCGCCCGATCTGGCAGCCCTTGCGTATTGCGTTGAACGCGGTGGACGCTGCCATAATTGCCGTGGCGGGGTCGATCATGGCTCATCGCTCCATCAGGCGGTCTATTTTCTCTTCGATGCGATCAAAGCGCGCCACGATCTGCGCCATGACGGCTGTGCTGTCTGCCTTGGTAACGTAATCCTTGGCCATTTCTTCGCGGGTCTTGTTCAGCAGAATATTGAGGCGCTGCATCTCGTCCACAGCGCTTTTCAATACCCAGCCGATCAGGCCCAATCCGGCAGTCAATGCCGCCGTCCAAAGCATGTCAGCGTCCATCAGTAAGACCCCTCCCAGACGCGCATCTTGGCGAACTCTCCTGACATCATCTTGCGTTTGACGACTTCCTTGGCCGCCTCCGTGTCAGACCATGATACACCGGCTTCCTTGAGCCATGCGCCAAGCACAGCGCCGTCTACAAAGCCCACAAGCCGGTTTTCGCCTGACATGCCTATGCCAGCGTCTTTCGCTGCCTGCGCGTCTCTCAGAGACTG